GGAATTTGCAGAACCTTGTATTTTGCGCCCATTTATAAATAAGATGATTGAATATAAGATACTGCCCAAACCAGTAGAAGGATATGAAATAGAATGGGCTGATTTATTTTCAATTTCAGAAAAAGATAAGGCAGAAATTGGAAGAATACGGGCTACTTCGTTGCGGGAGTATTTTGTTAATCCTTTGACCACAGAGGTTGTTCCACCTAAGGCTTTCTATGAATTGTTCTTAGGTTTTAATCGACAACAGATTGAATTGATTAATGCTATGGAACAAGATTCGGTGATCGAAGAACTAAAACGAATAGCAGAAGCGAGCGATGAGGATGTACCTGGATTGACTCGACCTATACCTAATCCAACGGCAGATAAAACAGAAAATAAGGGAATGTAATGTGCGAAATAGCGATATACGAGACTAAAGTTACTAGTGGGGGAGTAAAAAGGTATGATCCTACTAGAACTACCACTTTACGCAATGCCTTTGCGAGGGAAATGCGGAAGCGATTTGATGATATTGCTATTTTAATATATAAGGCGATTACTGAACGTGATTGTTTTGGTATGCAAGAGAGTTCTTCTTTAGGGGTATTTCAAGAACTTCCAGCCACCCGTGCTTTTGCTTTTGCTACTAGTGCCGAGAAGATTCAGGCTTTTATGGCTTGGTTACAAGAGCAAGTCGATCGAGGTATATTAACAGTAGGTCTTGCTCGTCAATTAGGACAGGCCGTGCAAGAGGCTTGGACTGATATGTATTTATTGGATAGTTATAAACGAGGGGTATTAAGAGCTAGGTATGAATTGAAGAGGGCTGGGTATGATGTACCTTCCATAGAGGCTTCAGGAGGAATAGATGCAGTAATGAATACTGTTTTTCATATGGACCGGGTAGGGTTGATATTTATCCGGGCATATAACGAATTGAAGGGGGTGACCGATGCTATGGGTATGCAAATTAGCCGTGTACTTGCTCAAGGAATGGCGGATGGGGATGGTCCTAGAACAGTAGCCCGTAAATTGGTAACTACGATTACTGGAAGAGGGGATACTTTGGGAGTGAGAGATTCTTTAGGGCGTTGGATACCAGCTAAACGACGGGCGGAAATGATTGCTCGTACAGAGATGATTCGAGCACACCACGTTGCCACTATTCAAGAGTATCGGAATTGGGGAGTTTTAGGAATACGAGTATTAGCAGAATGGGTTACTGCAGGCGATGATAGGGTATGTGATGTGTGCGCTTCTTTAGAGGGTAAAAAATTTACATTAGATGAAGTAGAGGGTATGATACCAGTTCACCCAAATTGTTTTATTGATAAACAGATTCCCATTTATACATCGGAAGGCTGGAAATCTATTGGAGATGTTGAAATCGGAGATTTGGTGCTCACACATAAACGCAGATTTAAAAAAGTGTACGCATTACCACGACATCAAGAACAAGCCAATGTTGTAACTTTTAAATTTAAAGGCGGTCTTAATTTATCTATGACGGAGAATCATCCTGTACTTGTTGAAGGAGGTACATGGAAACCAGCAAAGGATTGTGTCGAAGGAGAAAAAATAATGCTGTTGGGAAATACGTGCAAGCGTTGTGGGGAACCAATACCTTATTTTAGAAAATATTGTTCTCGTACGTGTTTAAGTAAAGATATAACAGAGAAACAATGGAATGATCCTAAACATAGAGAAAATATATCAAAAAAAGTGCGGAAAAATATGCTTGAACAGTATGCAACAGGGGAACGTGACGGTTCCAAAATAACAGAAAAAGCGCATGTTGCAATACGAGAAATGGTCAAGAAAGGGGCACACCCTTTCCAGGACTCCGAAGTGAACAAGAAAGCTCAATTGACGGCGAATACACCCGAAAACATAAAGAGAAATTCAGAACGGATGAAAAACAATAATCCAATGAAAGATCCGGTGGTCAAAGAAAAAGCAAGAAAATCATTAGAGAAATTGTATGCAGAACATCCAGAAAAGCGTTTGAATGTGCGAATGGCTAAACATCGAAAAAGTGGAGTCTTTACATGGATTGAAAAAAGAATGAGTTTGTGTTTAGATAAGATGGGTATACAATACGTTTCACAATATCCAGTTTTGAGATATAATTTAGATTTTGCAATTCCAGAATTAAAAATAGGTATTGAGTGCGATGGAGAGCAATGGCACCAAGATAAGGAAAAAGAACGGATTAGACAGGAAAGATTAGAAAAAAAAGGTTGGTCTGTTCTCCATTACTCGGGTGCGCAAATTAATCAACACATTGATGAAATTGAACTTGAATTAACAAGAATCTTATGCAACCATCTCGGGGATTATCAACTTGTCCCTTGGGAAGTGGAATCTATCAAACATTGGAAAATGAAAAGAAAAATGCCTATGTACAATTTAAGTGTTGAAGAAGATGAGTCGTACGTTGCCAAGGGCGTCGTTGTTCATAATTGCCGTTGCATGTGTTTGCCTTGGGAGAAAGGAGATGATTAAGATGCCTTGGGAAATTAAAGATGTGGATCGGTTTAAGAAGGGGCTGTCGGATAAGAAAAAACGACAATGGGTACGTATTGCTAATACCGTATTGGATAAATGTATGAAAGATGGAGGAGAGGAAAATGAATGTGCTGGTTCTGCTATAAAACAGGCTAATAAAATAGTAGGGAATATGGAAACAATGATGATTCACGCAACAACAACTACCTTGTATAAGATACAAACGGGTAGTTTAGAGGGGAGAAAATATATGATAGTCCCAGTTGTAATGATGGTAGAAGGAGTCCATAGTGGAAGTCATGGTCCATTATTACATTTGGCAGAAGAATTAAATAAATTTCCTGCCTGTTGGAATGGGATACCGGTTATGATTTACCATCCCCAAATTGATGGTATGAATGTATCGGCTAATTCCCCCGAAATATTGGAGCAATCTGTGGGTAAAATATTTAACACTCATATAGAAGATGGGAAATTAAAAGCAGAGGCATGGATAGATGAGCAGAAGTTAATAGCCATTTCTCCAATGACCGTAGATTATATTCGAGAAGGGAAACCTTTAGATGTTTCTGTTGGAGTATTTTCTGATGAGGAATTGGGAGAAGGAGTATATATTAATGAACATGGAGAAGAAGAACAATACATAGCCACAGCTAGAAATTACCGACCAGACCACTTGGCGTTATTGCCCGGACAACGAGGGGCCTGTAGTTGGATGGATGGTTGTGGGGTGCGTGTTAATAGTGATAGTAACACCGATGGGGTAGAAGTAGTAATTAGTAATATTAACGAAAATGAGAACATGAAAAAAGATGAATTAGTACTTACAATGAAGCAGCAAGCGATGGAGGCATTGCTATCAGACATTACTGATAACAAGCAGGGTTATCAGGAATTGATGATGCAATTGCAATCGAAGCTTGACGCTATGGATACGGAGGAATCCTACCATATACTTGAAGAAGTATATGAGGATACTGTGGTTTACCGTAAACGGAGTAGAGAGTCTGTCGAAAATGGGCTTTTTCAACAATCGTATCAAATAAATGAAGATGGTACGGTAAGTTTGATAGATACTCCAGTACGGGTACGGAGGAATGTGACTTACGTTCAAATAAATTCGATGAAACGTACTGTTTTTAATAGTAACAAAGGAGAAACAAAAATGGTTGAGGAAAGTAAGCCTTGTTGCTTGGAAAAAGTGGTTGAGTTAATTGGAAACGAGCAGACTCAATTTACTCCAAATGATAAGGATTGGTTGTTGACTATGTCCGCAGAGCAATTGGAGAAACTGACTCCTGTTGCTCCTAAGGCAGAGGAGACTATTGTGGATCCTCCTGTTCAGGTAAATATGGAGGAATATATCCGCAAAGACACACTTACGACCTTTGAAGCTTTTTTGGAGATAGCTCCCGATGGGATAAAGGAAGTTATGCAGAAAGGGGCAGAGCTTTATGCTCAGCACCGGACAGAATTAATTTCTAATATCATGGCAAACGCCGAACAAGGGGCTTGGATCGAGGATGAGCTTAAAGGTTTTGATACTACCATGTTGGAAAAATTGAATCGTCAATTTAAGCCAGCAGTGGATTATTCTGGGCAGGCAGCAGGTAATGCGGCATTAAATACTCAATCAAACGAGCAAGGCCCAAAAGAAAAATTGCTTCCTTTAGGAGTATAATAAATATAAAATGAAAGGAAATATAAATTATGGCAACTGTTGTTAGAAATTCAGTTAAGATTAAAAATTATTCCGATGTATTTGAGGAGTTTACAGCTTCGGAAGCGATTACTCCTGGAATGCTGGTGGAATTAACGAGCGATGGAAAGGTTAAAAAACATGCTTCCGAAAGTGGGAATGTGTTACCTATGTTCGCTTTGGAGGATGAACTACAAGGCAAGGGTATTGATGATGCCTATGCCGAGGATGCTCAAGTTCAGGTGTGGGTGCCTGGGCGAGGCGATATTGTAAATGCCTTACTCGAAGATGGGCAAAATATTGCCATTGGAGATTATTTAGAGTCGGCTGGAGCAGGGTATCTTCAGAAGTATGTTGCGGATTCAACTGGTATTTACTATCCTGCTCAAATTGTCGGACAGGCAATTGAGGCAGTGGACCTTTCCAGTTCAAGTGGAACGCATCCTGTATCTGGTTTGCGTATTAAAGTCAGAATTATTTAAAGAAAGGAGGATAAAATAATGGATGCAATTCTTGATTATATGTCACAGAGTGGTTCTCAGGGAGAAGTAGCTCAGTTGATTACACAAGGTAAATTAGAGGCCGGGGCAATGCGCCCGTGGATGGATCCTGCAACAGGAAAATCCTATATTACTGTTTTTTCAGGTGGGGATGCTAAAAATCCAGATAATTACAAAAATGTTCCTATTCAGGCCAATGCTACGTTGAGGCCTTCTGAATGGAAACA